TATTGGGACTGGGAAAGTAGTTCTGTCGTGGATAAGCAGACACTTGAAAACAACTACAATACAATAGATTGGATTTGTGCAGTATCTGGTAAACCAATCAGGTCTAAATTTATGAACTTTGACCTTGAGAATTTTATTCACCCAGAATATCTTGATGTTTTAAAGGCTCCGATGGTTGATAGCCGAATCCTAAAGAGTTCGATAGAATTTCGCAAGAAATGCAAGGAACTCCTGCTCAATGAGAGGCAGGAGTTCCTTAATATGGCTCGTAAAAATGCTAAGAAGCGATTAGACTAACTATTTATTATCAGCACTTTTATTCTTTTTATCTATCGCTAGAATCTACCTCTTCTTGTGCTTCTTTTCTTTTAGCTTCCATTTCCTTCTGTTGAGCATCTGATAAATTCTTTGCTGCTTCTTCTGCTTTTTTCTTTTTTGCATCAGATTCAGCAATGGCTTTATCTAAACTAGATTTAGCATTACTATATTGTTTCTTGTATTTTTTAATTTCGCTATCAGATAAATTTCCTTTATCTAACATGAACTTTGAAATTTCCATATTTGTTTCTGCGTTTAAAACAGAGATAAAGTCTGAATATTTTTTAAATTTTTGACTAAGAGCAGTGCTAAATTCATTTGCACCTTTTCTAAGTTCTTCTATTTGCTTTTTAAATTTATCTACTTGTGCTTTTGCTTTTTTCTTTTTTGCATCCGCAGCATCTGCGCCCTTTTGTGCATATTTAGATCTTCTAGATGCCTTTTGAACTTCTGATTGTGCTCCTTTTGGCTTTTGCTGATTTGTGGATTCTGTTTCTAATATAGATTCATTTAAAGAATCAATAGCGATTTCTATTTTAGCAGCTTGCATTTTAGGTTTATGCACGTTTTTTAAAAATGACTTTTTAATCTTTTTCTTTGTGATTGCTTTCTTTATTAAAACTCCAGCACCTACGGCTGCGCCACCTACAAGACCCGTAGCTATTATAGGTATCATGTATAATTCTGCTCCTAATATTTTATCAGCAGCTCCTTCTGTTAAAATAAAGGACTCATTAGTTTCTTCTTGACCAATTCCTCTTGCAAGATCTTCTAACTTGCTAATAATTGAATCAACATCGCTTACAATATCTGTTCTAACAGAATCAGTTGGTTGAGAAACTTGTGTCGTTGTATCAATAGCTACTTCGGTTGCAACTTCAGTTCCCGTTTGAGTAAACTCTTCAAACAACATTAATTTTTTAGATAACTTCATTACTGTGTATTTGTGTTTATTATAGTCTATATATCCATAAAACTTAGGGCAAAAAGAAAGGGACCCCTTACGGAGTCCCTTAATATCTAAAGTCTTGGACTATTTATTATAGTTCTAGACCTGTTACCTCGAATGAGTAGTACATAGTCTCTGGGTGGAAACCTGCTTCAACTAGAGCGAATCTAGATTTAACAGCTACCTTAGGAGCCATTGTACCTTCAGCGATAGCTTGTACGCTTTCAGCCATTAGGTAAGGCATGAATACAAGACCAGCACCATTTCCATCACCTTTTCTACCAACGATAACTCTGTGAGTTTCAACTGCTGGTGAACCAGCTTGGTAACCTGAGAATGGAATTCTTGGGTCAGTGTAAACATTGATACCAGCTACAGAACCTACTGGGTAGATTGCACCTGCAACTTGTGATACAGTGTTTGCCATTGGGTTAGGAACGAATCCTGCAACTCCTTGTAGAGCTGAAGCTACTTTAGCATCAACAACTGCGAAGTTACCAGCACCTCTTCTACCTCTGTTAGCGATTAGGTTAGCAGAAGCTAAGATGTGAGTAAGGATTCTTCTGTTTACGTCACCGTAAGTGTTACCACCAGCGCCGTAAGTTAGAGCTAGATCTAGAGAAGTGTTAGCAGCTGCTTTGTTCTCTAATGCTAGTTCGTTGATTCTTCCTAGGATGAAGTCGTTGATTGACTGAGTTAATTCGTTAGTTAATACAGCCTCTACTTGAGCTACTGCGTCAACTCCGAATTGCTTAAGATCCTGAACCTGCTCTCTAGTTACTGCAGCAGCAACTTGGAAAGTTTCAGCCTCTACAGACTTGCTGAATAGAGATAGACCCATTAGCTTGTCAGCAGTTCTTTCACCACCTTCTCTTGAGAAAGGCTTAGCGAAAGTTGCGTAAGGATCGTTACCAGTGTTAACTCCATCACCAGAGAATCCTGGGATGTGGTCTTCTAGAGCCTTCACTAATTCAACTGCTGCTGAATTGTTACCTGAAGCCGCTCTGAAGTCAGCTAGTACGTTAGCCTCAACTAGATCACCAGTTACAGAGTAGATAGCGTATCCATCAATTCTTGAGTAACCTACTCTTGTGTAAGTTGCTGAAGTTGCTGGAGAACCTGGACCGAAAGATGCAGCGTCCTCATCAGACTTGATGTAAGTAGGAGCAGTTGCACCTAATTCGATAGTACCTCCTTCGTAAGTGAAGTCTAGGTAAGAAAGTAATCCCATAGGACCTGCCATTGGAATAACTGGTACAAGGTCAAGAGCGATAGTTTGAGCTGCAACTTGCATCGCTAGTGGAAGTAAAGTTGGAGCCTTATCACCAGAACCTACAGCACCAGAAGTATCACCGTTCTGTGCAGTCTGTGTTGGGAAAGAAACCGCGCCCATACCTGTTAGGTTCATTGGGCCAGGGTTGTTGCTTAATGACATGATGTTAGCATCTTCATAAAGCTTGTGATTGTGACAGTAAGTTGACATCCATGCCAGCTTTTCAGAATCGTTAATACCTGTAGCCTCCTCGATAATTGGAGCCCAAGTTGTTCTGATTTCTGCCTCGTTAATTAAATTAGCCATTTTTTCAGTTTATTTTTTTTAATGGTTATTTTCGACATTATCGGGGCTTTCTGCTTCTGTCGCCCTTATCGTCGATATTCTTTATATATTTACTTGTTAAATCTTTTCTTTAACTCTGTAGCGTAGTTAGAAACATCATAACCAAGTCCGTTAGCTTCTTCTTTCTTAGATTCTGTTACCATTTCGATTTTTTCCATCTTTGGTGCAGTTTCTCTAAGATCTCTAGTTTGCCAGAAGTCTCTTACTTGATATTCTGTCTCTAGTCTGCGGTAATTAGCCTGAGCCTTGATTTGATTTTGTTTTCCTTCAGAAAGAGCTTCCCAAGTTTCTTTATATTCAGTTGGCATAACTTCAATAAAGTAAGGGGTTGCGTTTCTGTTTTCTACGATTAGAGTTGAGCTCTCGATAAGTGATTCGATTTGAGATTCAGTCATAAAGCCTCTCTTAGAAACATTATATCTAACCTCTTTCTTAGCATCTTCGTTAAGAGCATTGTATTTCTCTTGTACTTTAGAAGAAACAACTTTAAAGAATGAAGGATTTTCATTCTCCTTTTTCGTAGCAGCTTCTACTAGGGTGTTAAGTTTTTCAGAGATTTCATTTTTGTATGCGTCAGCTGCTGAAACTTCTTCAGCCTCTGCTACTTCTTTACCAGCACCATCAGCTCCACCTTCTAGATCTGCTTCTAGTTCGTCTGACTTATCTTCAGCGTCATCTCCTTCTGGAGCAACTTCTTGTTTGCTGTTATCTAGTTCAGAATCCATATCTTCTGTAGGGGTTGCTGCTTCTTCGCCTTCAACATCTCCTTCTTTAGAGTTATCACCAACTTCAACATCTTTTTCAAGATCTTCAACTTCTACACCAGCTTCAACTCCTTCTTCTTCAACTACTAGATTTTCATTGATAGATTCAGCAATATACTCAGCATATTCAGTAACTGATTGTAAGTTCTCTTTCAAGTAGTTAGTGTACTCGATAAGTTTTTCAGCTGACTCAGTGTTTTCGTTGTGCGCTTCTGCTAAATAATTAGCATATTCCTTAACCTTTGATAGTGATTCAGCAACGTGCTCGCTGTATTGAATTGATTGATCTAGTTTTTCAGCAACGTGCTCGCTGTATTGAATTGACTGATCTAGTTTTTCAGCAACTGATTCACTGTACTGGATTCCTTGATCTGCTTTTTCAGCAACGTGCTCGCTGTATTGAATTGATTGATCTAATTTTTCAGCAAGATACTCAACGTATTCTGAAATGTTATTTACGTTTTCAACGATGTGGTCATTGTGAGCTTTGATTCCATCTAGCTCATTGTTTTCATTTGCTTCGGTCTCTTTAGTATCTAACGTCTCTTTTAATGATTTAATCTCATTAGCAAGATATTCTGTGTACTTATTAAAGTCTTCAGCTTTTACAAAATCTGCCATGTCTTTATTTTCTATGATTTGTGTTTGTTCGTTATTTGATTTATTTATCTCATAAATATAGAGACCGTTCTCGTTATTGAATCCATAAGATTCATTAACTCTTTTCAGCTCTGCATTTTCGAATCCAGGGTCTGCAACTAAGTCATAAGTAAATAGCTGCTTAATTTTTACTTTACCATTTGATTCAACAGCACCAGCTGCTCTAGAAGAAATTTGTAGAGGAACTCCAGCGTCAACAAGAGCTTTCGCCTGTCTACCTGCATCAGTATCTAATAGTCTGATACGTCCCTTTACCTGCTTGGTTTCTTTCTCATAAAATAAATCTTCAATGATGTGTGAGACGTTCTTCAGAGATACGTCAAACTGTGATGGGTGATCTAACTCCCCTAAAAGCTTTCCAGACTTAATCTTATTCTGAAGTGCTTCGATTTGTGGAACGTATTCATCCTCGCTGTAAATTCTTTGATTCTTATTCTTTACATCGATTTCTCCGAAAATACCTTCCAAAACATATTCTTTTGTTCCACCGTCAGCCACCGAAAGAGTTTTCGAAGACATCTCGACGATCAAAAGATCCTTTATATTTTCCATATTTGTGGTTTATTTGTTTCTTTATATATCTAATGACAATTCTAAAGTTTTTTACATGTTTTCAAGGTCTGCTAATTCACTTTCGATATCATCTCCGCCCTCTTCAGAATCTTCAGCTCCCGCCTCTGCTTCAGCTCCGGCAGGTGCCTCTTCTTCTTTCTCTGCGTCGGCCTCTTCCTCTTTCTGTTCAGCATACCATTCGTTCCACTTTTGCTTGATTTCAGCAAGTTCGCCCTGTTTAAATGCATTTTGACCATATTTGTCGAAGAAGTAGTCTTCCAATTGCTTTTCATTCTCAGAATTAACAATTGCTCCAACTATCTCCGCAGATGGTATTGTTTTACCGTCCTCTAGTGTGATGTCGTCTACTGTAACCTCAGATTCTTCTCCAGGTTTCATAGTGTCTTCCTTAATGAATTGTTCAAATAATTTTACGTATTTCATTTTATATTTATCTTTTTATTTACATCATTCCACCCATCATATCCATTGCATCTGGTTCATCTGCGCTTTCGGCGTCATCTTTAGCCTTAGCCGCTGCATTTGCTGCCAAGTCATCATCAGATACTTTAAGATATTTTTTAACAAGGAAGTCCATGTCAAAGAAGTATTCTTCTTCCATCGTCGCTGGATTTGTTGTCATTAAGCTGTCTCTCATCTGTCCAATAAAGTCTAATCTACGCTCCATGATTTCGTAGTTCTTTAATTCTGCAAATACATTTTCTTCATTAAATCGAAGTGCAACTTGCGTTTTGAATTGTGGATCGTTCTCGAACTCAGGGTATTTAAGACACATTTGTAAGTAGAGTGGCTTTACCAATACCTCTTGGAAAACTGATCTAAGTCTATTAATAAACTTAGAGAATTTAATTTCATCTCTAATCATTCCATCAGCAGCAAGGTTAAAATCACCACCACCATCTTCATATAGGAAACGTGAGTAAGGAATTTTAGAAACGTGTTTTAATTTATCACTAAAGTATTTAAGTGCTTCTGTGTCTGAAAGGTCAGGTCCATCGCCTCCAAGCGTTTCAATTTCTGGCTGTTCACCATCTTTTGAAGGTAACCAATATTCTTTATTGAATTGTAACATTGGTTTTCCATCAGTTTGAAGCGAAGCACTTTCCCAGTCAAAATCAACATTTTCTTTATATGAGTGCATCAATTGAGCAAGAGATTGTTTTGCTCTTGTCTTTGATTTACCACCAACCGGAATAATGAACTTCATTCTAAAGCTCGAGTTTGTTGTTGCCCAAATAACTCGAGTGTGTTCCATAATTCTCAATAGGTTAAATGCTCTAACAAGTCTTTCAATATATGAAACTCTACTTGCAGTCGTGATTGAAGAATATGAAATATAGATGATTTGAGAGTCGTATAATTTTCTCTCTTTTACTGGATCGTCTTTATATTGTACCCAAACTTTTTTACCGTCTTCGTGATTATATCCAGGAATAAGTGTAATTGGATCAAGTTCTTTAAAACCAATAATCTCCTTTTGATCTGGAGAATATACAATTTCGAATGCAAGATAACCATCAACTAAGAATTTTCTATAGTAATACCAAGCTGATTGATCTTGTGTAAATCCAAAGTACTGATAAAGTTGCTTATAATATTTGTTAAGATCTTTTTCAACTTCATCGCTAACTTCCATTCCAATGATTTCAGGTTGAGCAAAGAAATTTCTTTCATCATAAACTACAGTCTCATCACACATAATATCGAGAATATCCTCGATCTCGTCGTTAAGTGAAAATCTTCTTAGTTCATCTCTTTTACCTTCATAATCCTTATCAAAGAATGGGATGTTTTTCTTTAGGTTGACATCAGTCATCGACAGAGCGGCAAACGCTCCATAGATGTCATCATTATCAAGACCCATCGGATTCATTTGACCATAGCCAAGTTGATCCTCCATCGGCCCAATTGCTTGAGACTGTCGAAGAACCAAGTCATCGTATCTCATTCCAAACGATGATAGATTTTTCAATGCGGTAGAGATCCTAAATGGTCTCTTTCCCGTACTTAATGGTCCATTTCTATCAGTAAATCCTGCCATTTTTTTACTATTATATTCTGTTTATATATTCTTAATTACCTATGTGCTTTCTAAATTGTCTTCTGACCTTTCCGACTGTAGATCCATTTAGATCTATAAAGTCACAAAGTGCTATTGTACTCCAATTCTCATATGAAATCACTGCTTGTCCGCTCTTTAAATTTGGTATATATTGTCTAATTGCAAAGTCAAATCCAAATCTACCCAAGAACTTTTTTGCTCCAGAATATGAAAGGTTTATTTGTCCTTGTCTTATTGCATCTCCAGACTTACGGCCTTTCATTTGGTTTTTAATTTGGTTTTGCATAATTGTATAGACATAATCAAGAAGTTCTTCCTTTACTTTAACTGGAAGTAAATTAAGATTAATACCCACGTCATTTCCATTATATGGGTCGAGAGCCAATACCACTGGATTTTTATCCCACCATTCCAATTTATCTGCCCATTTCGGTGAGGTGTACTCAAAGACATATATCTTTCCAGGTCTAAATCTCTTTCCGGTAGCGGCAACTGACTTTTCATTCATCATCTTTTTGCCATTCTCAAACCAAGCATGTGCCTTTACTCTAGCAAGTCTTTTACCACCAGCCTCTTTACTAAGTTTTCTAATTTCAGTCTTAATAACTCCCATTATTTAAGAGATTTTTCAGTTAGGACTACGAATCTCCAGCCTCTCTCTTCGGCCCATTTTTTAGCATATGCATATTTATCTCTATTTTTAACAAACTGCTCTGCTAGAAACTTATATGATGCAAGTGCCTTCTTTGAGTTCTTTTTTGGAGGCTGTGGCTTCTTGATTTGTTCAGAAGGTTTAATCTCAACTAAGAACTCTTCATAACTATCCCCTTTTTGGACTTTCATATAAAAGTCAGGATAATATTTGCGCTCTTTTTTATCGAGAGTAGACCAGTACTTAATTTCTACCGGTTCAGATGACCAATGAATAACATCATCTCTATTGTCACATAAAACCATAAACTTTCGCTCCCATGAGGAACGAAAGATAATTGGGGTCTTTCCTAAATATTTGTTTGGATATTTTGGTTCGAAATAACCTTGTATAAACCCTGAATTTTTGGTTGGCTTTACGTTTTTTATTGACATTAAATATTGAACAGTCCTCCCTCTTCTCCATAGGATCCGCTTGATTTATCAAGACTTAGGGTTGACTTGTATTTTTTAGGGTGGATTTTATTCCAACCTTTTGCATATCCACGTTTAGCAATTTCAGTAAAATATGCGAATGCATTAGTATACTTAGGATTAAAGTTTCTCCAGTATTTAAGAAGATCCAATAGAGCAAATTGTAAACAGTCCTGTCGATCGTCCTCGTTTACATAAGACAATTTTCTAATAGCCCGCTCAGCTAGGAGAACCAACATCTTTTCTGCGTCTGGTGTTAATTTGTCCTGTTCTTTTGATAAAACTATTTGATCGTACAGGTCTCTATTATTTAGATAATTCTTCTTTCTTGCCACGGTTGGATTATTATTTTAATTTTATATACAAAAAAGGCCAATTGTTTCCAATTGGCCTCTAGATATTATGTATGTGAATCAATTAGATTGAATCGTCAACCATAAGGTCAACGTGTCTCTTAACAACCTTCATTGGTTTGTCTTCTACAATCACCGTAATCATATCATCTTTTGCGGCTGATGTATAGTCAAGGGCATCGACTTTAATTGATGTACCTTCTGGGGCTCCGTCATATCCAGATCCTAAAGTAGCATCCATATAGCCGTCATTCTTAGTTAACTCATCATTTTCTAAAATAGAAACGACTGCCTCGAACTTTTTAATCTCATCATTAATTAGCTTATCCGCCTCTTTAATTTCAGTGATGTTTTTATTTGCTCCGGCAAGAATATTTCTCTGGTCCTTTAAGAATGCAATTAACTCATAGGTCTCTTCTAACTTCGCATCTATTCTTGACTTTAAGTCTTCATTTGATTGAAGAACATCTTCGAACATGAATGATACATCCTCTCCTGTTTTTTCAGCAACATAATTAATCGTTGCAAGTGGAGAAAATTCATTAAATTCTTCTAGTCTAGTTTCTGTGTTATTTCTAAAAGCGTATCCTTTATTTCCAACTCTAAAAGTAGAATAAGATACACCTCCTTCCTTAACCTCTACTAGGTTTTCTACAACTGAAAAGCTATTAAAGTTTTTAGCAGCTATTTCAAAGACAGATAGAATAGATTTGTTCTTAAGATTTACATATCCTGTAGCATATGCTTCATCTGCAAATCCTTCAAGAACCACCTCTCTATTATTAACGTATACTTTGTTTTCTTCTGCGATATATGAATATTTTACGTATGTCGCGCTCTTCTTTAATTCTTCGATCTTTTTAGTTAGATCTTCGATGATCGTTACTGCTTCAGAAACTGCAACTTCATTGTTTGCCAATTTATGTGTCTTTCTTAAGGCCTCAACTTCAATAAGTCTCTCATTTAATTCGAATAGTTCGAAATGAGCCTCTACTGATTCATTTAATTTATCATTTTGAAGGTCAGTTGAAATGCTTTCAACCACATGTTTGATGCTATTTGCCTTAATATCGTAATAGAATTCGATTCCAGACCCAGTAACGTTGAAGTTTTCTAGTGTCCATGCTAGCGTTGATTCTAACTGTGTAGGGTTTGTTAGAATTACCCCATTTTCGTTAACTTCAAAGAATCTACCAGCAGAATAAACTCTACTAATTGAATCTTCATTAACACAAACCGTAAAGACATTTTTATTTAATGCTGTCATTTTATCGTTTTTTTGATTTTTTTTATATATCTCAATGCTATTCCTTAAATGGAAGCTCTCTTCCGATCACGTTATAGTTATCTCCAAGTACAGACTCGCTAGTCTTACCTGATCCGCTATTTCCAACACTTCCAATTTGATACATTCTATTTCCAGCATGTCTCTCCGTACTAAAGTCGAAAGAAGGAATGAATGAATTAATTTCAAGAGGGAAAGTTACCCTAAAGTCCTCTTTTTCACCAAATCCAAATTCAACCGGTCTTTCCATCGAGTAATCGTCAGGTACTGCATATTCGGATGATATTCTATATAGCCCTTCTTCAAGATGTCCAACCTCTACATTATAATAATTAGAGCGATACATCTTTTTGATGATTCCTTCGGTTACTTTAAATACGTCTAACTGGCTTGAAAGTACAATTACAACATCAACTCCTATCACGATTGGTATCATATCAAATTCTGCCATATAGCTCTGCATCGTACCGTTTTCGTCTAGTTTAGCATAGAATCCCTCATTTCTTTTGTTGACCAATTTTGAAGGGTCAACATTAAGTGACGTAACGTTAATCACACCTCTTGGGATTTGGTCATAGTTTCCGTCTGCCTTTCCAACACCAGGAACACAATTTACTCCCTGTGCTGTCGAGAATAAGAAGTTGTCTCTTAAAAAGTTCTCATCTCCTGTAATAGAATAATAAAAAGGTACATCAACTTCAACCCTCTGGTCATTAGAGACCTGACGATAAAAGCTCATCTTTTCATTCAGGTCTGCAAGCAGCCCGATAATTAAGTGACGAACTACGCTATCGTCTTTGTTAAATTTAAGGTTATAAGTTGCCATCTAATATAGAATATTTCTACTAGGTATATATCCTATTCAATTCTTTCTATTTCGAGCTTTGAGAATCCATTTTCTCTATAGATCTGGATCTTTTTATCAAATATCTCATGCGGTAGGACTGAGTGATTAATAACAAACGTATTAATTCTGTTTTCTTTAATTACCTGAGAAAGAATCTTTAAAATGTTATGAACTCCATCATTATCAACTGAACTCAATAACTCGTCCAAAAAGAGCAAGTTTAATTGTGGGAATCTCAACTTCAATATCTTAATAATCGCAATAATGATAATAAAGTCGGCCTTTTTACGTTCACCTGTTGAAAGAGTCATTGGATTGATCTCTTCTCCAAGGTGATTAATAATACAATTGAACTTTTCGTCAAATTTAATATGAAATGATAGATGCATCGTTTGAGTCATTGCTGCAATATTAGTATTAAGTCCAGGCAGGATAGTTTTAACCGCCAAATTCTTAACGCCATCTTCTCCCAAAATATTTTCAACCATTTCGGTGAATTGATATTCGTTCGAAAGTTTACTAGACTCTGCAGACTTATCAGCCTCTTTCTCTTCAAAATCAGAAATAAGTTTATTCAGATGCTCGAACTGATCCCCATCTGCAGTCTCCTTAATTTTAATCAATTCGTTCTTCAAAGATTGCATATCATACTTAATTTGAGAAATCTTTGACTCGATTTCTCTTTTACTATTATTAAGTTGATCAGTTTTTTCTTTTGCGACATCCATCAATTCTTTTTGCTGCTTGATTTGATCAGCACTATCTTTGAGTTTATCGTTATATGTGTCTAGTTTTTGATTATGCCATTCACTATCAAGTTTAGTCTCACAGGTTGGACAGTGGCCCTCTTCATAAAGATTAATCTTTTTCTTTAAGTACTCAATCTCATGCTTAAGTGTACTAGCCTCGCTTCTAGAGTTTTCATACTCTTCCTTTGAAGTTCCTATCTGAGCAACTAAACCGTCTCGGTCAGCATTTAGACCTTTTACAGTATCATTTAGTTCTGTCAACTCCTCTTTTAATTGCTTAATTCTCTCCTTATTCTTTTGTGAAGATTCTTCGAGCAATGTATTTAGTTTAGATCTAACTGATTGGATTGACTCCATTATTTGATTGAGTTCACTATCATATGCACTAATCTCAAGTTTAATATTTCGCCTTTCCTCTTTAATTTTTTGTTGCATTTCATTCAGGACAGAGAATCCAAACATCTTATCGATAATTTGTTTCTTATCACTATTATTCATTGTCAAGAAAGACTTAAAGTCATTAATTGATAGGATGATAATGTTCTTAAATACATGGTACGGAATTCCATACACCTCTTCTTCAAGATACTCCTGTACGCTCTTTTTACCAGCCTTGTCAAATTCAACTCCGTTTAATTTAACCGTAAAAATACCTGGATCTAGACCCCTTTCAATATCTACATCAATTGATCCACATCTTAATTTGATGTTAACCCAAAGTTCACGATTAATTCTATTTGGAAGATCGCCGAGCTTTACACCTTCTACCTTTCCGTATAGAGCAAATATGATGGCGTTTGCGATAGTTGTCTTTCCATCTCCGTTTTTACCAAGCGTTAAGAACAGCTCAGAATGGTCCTGTTCGAACTCAATAGTCTGAAGTTTGTTTCCGTAGCTTGCAAAATTCTTAAATGTTATCGAATCTATTCTCATTGGTCAATATCGTGGTTATATGCGCAAAGATCGTGCAGTTGTTTTAACTTATGCTTTAGTTGTTCTTTCGTATCATCGTCATAGTTTAGATTATCAACGTAACTATCGCACAGGCTAAGTATATTATAGTTCTTATAGATTTCCTCGTCAAGGTCATGAAAGTCCTTGTCAATTATATCATCGTCCTGGTAAATGTTTGGTTCAAGTCTTCGGCCTATGTTCTGAATTTTATTAATTAATTGGCCAAGAGAATTTGATGCTGCAATTTTACTAGGAACAAATAGGTCAACAAAGTTATTCTTTATCTTTTCTTTAAAAACACCCAGAGGAACATCGTACAATTTGGTTATGTTATACTTTAAGAATTTTGGTGATATATTGTTGGGGAAGAAAGTTTCTTCCATATTGTCTAAATCAACTAGGTCAAATCCTTTTTGATTCCCTCTATCCGAACGAGTTAATTCATATGGTGTTCCAACCATTAAGAGCTTTTCTTTTTCTTGGCGATAGTGAATATGTCCGCTATAGACTCGAGTGTATTTGCGATATGTTGAAGGTCTGGTACCATGTTCATTCTTAACCTTTTCGTTTAGATAGAGTCCACTTACTTCAGAATGACAAAACACTATCTCAGCATTTGGAAATTCTGCAAGAGTCTCGATTTCATGGTCAACATCACGTCTCCAAGGCATTAAGAGTACCTTTCTTCCGTTCCAGTCTAATTGTTTTGGTTCTTTATATACCTGTACGTTTGGGATCCATTTCAAAGAGTCAATTGAACTTACGTCATTACTTTTCTTTGCCCATATATCGTGGTTTCCGACAATAACATGAACTGGTAAAATCTCACCAAGTCTTTCAAATACTTCAACTGCATAGTTTAGTACTTTAATATTGATTGATTGTCTATTATCAAAGGTATCTCCGACTTGGACTAAAATATCTCCAGGTCTTACATTCTTTTTGAGTGTTGGAATAAAAAGGTTCTCAAAGAAGTCTTTTTGAATCTCGAGCCATTCTTGGGAATTTGCCCGCACTCCAAAGTGTAGATCACCAAGAATCCACACTCTTTTTACCCCTTCACTTAAATTTCCCTCAATCATTAGAATAATTTATTGATGTTTTTGCGGTCTAATATTCCCGTCTTTCTATCAAGTTCTTCAATTAAATCCTCTTTGTATACATTTGAAAGAGAATTGTAGAACTTGGTTGGATTAATATCGAAGTATGTGCACATCTCACTAAAGATATCGATTCGGCTATAGTTCTTAACCATCTCTCCGACAACGTACCCGTATACATCGTTAATCTCGACCTTCTTTAACTTTGTGTTTCTTCCATGTTCATCGATCTCATTAAACTTCTTAAATCTAGAGTTGATGACTAATTCGTGAATTGTTGTTGATATTAATTGGTAGTGAATCTTCTCCTCTTCTGACTTTGAATCAGTCCAGCTAGGATCCAGATTAAATGAGAAGTTTGGAATTATCTCAAAATCTGGTGAATCAAAATTATTATCAAATATTTTATCTCTGTTTTCCATTATATTCCGTGTAGATTGCTGTTTGTTATTTCGTCTGTTTCAATTAGACGCATATAATTCCAGTTTATATTTAACTTACATTTGGTGCCTTTGCCTTCACCGTCTCTCATCTTTAAGATTTTAAGCCAGTACTCTTCACTTGCTCGCATTAAATCGTCTTGAATAATACCAAGCATAACATCTGCCGTGTGTGAAAGACCTGCGGATTCAGCAATATCGCCCATCGTTATATCGCTTGAATTATAACCATTTCTAGTAATTTGTGTTGCCGTTACAATTAACCAATCATGTCTTTGACCCATTGCTCTTAAATCTTCAGCAATTTGCTTAATCTTTAAGTACATGTTTTCACTATTTGGGTTTCGATAATTTGCTAAGATATTAATGTAATCAATTACAACTGCTCCGATCTTAATTTGCTTTTCTTCTTCAAGTTGTGTAAGATATGCATCAATATCAAGTACAGTTGCCTGTGAAGTTGGCATTTGCTTAATAAAAAGCTGACCGGGAGGAGTAAATCCGTCGCCAACGGTTTCAAGTCTTCTCTTAACATATTCATAGTTCTTTGCTTTCTCTGCATAATCATTGATGTCAATACTTAAAAGATTAGAACCAATTCTCTTTACAAATTTATGAGCTGCCATCTCCGCTGTAATGACGACGGTATTAACTCCCATCTTTACAAAATTAGCAGCATCATTTGCTAAATAAATTGATTTACCAATATTTTGCTCTCCAGCATATACAACTAAATTACCACCCTTATCATAACCGCCATTAAGTACTCGATTAATAAAATTATATCCTGAGTCTATTTTTTCGGTTTCTTTCTGGTCATGATCTTCTGCGTTAAAGAAGTCAAGTCCCAGGTCTGAGTTAAAGGTAATGTTGTTTCTATCATTAATAAGACCTTTTACCTTCTGGATAATACTATCAGCATTCTCAGGTGTAACCTGTGTTGTTTTAATAAATTCAATAGTATCAATCAAAGAAGTATCGAAGGTTCTCCATTTGATCCATGATTCAGCTGTCGATGTCAACCATTCTTCATCGTATTGTGCAAGGTCAACGTCAAAGATGACATCAAGAATTCCGTCGGTAATCTTTTCTTTTGCCTTCTTGTAATTTTGTATTAGGAGTTTAAGTTGATCCTTTCCAGGAGTCTCGTTAAACTTAACATAGAATTTATTCGCAAGATAGCTTAAGACATCAATCTCTTCCGAAGTATAATATCCGGTTTTAATTGATTGAAGATACTTTGGCTTTTCTAATGATAGACGAAAGAATATTTTTTCGAAGTCTTGTCCGAACTGCATATTAATCTTATTTAAAGGTTATAGAGCGGACTAGTCCTCTGTTTCTTCCATCAATTCTTCATAATCAAATTCAACTTCAGTGCTGTAGTTAAATATTGGTTTGATTTTCTCTTCTATTTTTTCAAGAACTTCTTGTGTAAATACCTTCTCTGTAAAGAATTCACTGTTTGGTACTGTGTGGTCAAGGTGCTTACAGATCCAATTACGTGCTGTTTTCTTAGGAACATATTCACCCTTTTCAATTGTACCTTTAGTTATACCAATATCTTCCCAGTCGATATAGTTTTCAAGCCCAACAAAACGGTTCATACCCTCACTAAAGTGTAAGTGGAATTTAATTGGCTGTGGTTTTGCAAAACGATTCTTATTTGGTCTTGCTGTAACAATAATACCAGCCTTTTCTCCGCTTGAATCTTTAAGCTGTGCCTTATTAAGGAATAAAACGATAGATGCTGCGTATTCAGGACCGGTACCACCGCCCGCAACTTGACGACTAATAAAGTCCTGTGTTTGGTATGTGTGATTTGTAAAAATAAAAGGTACCTTAAGATCTGCAAGTGGAGTCATAATAATACGGAAGATTGACTTAAGAATCTTTGAACGTGTCATATCTGCCTTTTCAGAACCACTAACTGCGTCATCAATTTCTTTTTGAGTTGCAAGGTTACCAGCAGAATCAAGGATAATCATCATCTTTGGAAGATCAGCTCCACCTCTCTTTGCCTCTTGCATTCTCTTTGTAATTGTAGTCACAGAAGATCTAAACTCTTGAACAGTATTGATCGGCTGATAGTTAACTTTATCGGTATCGATTCCAAATTTTTTCATTAAGGTTTTATCAACTGCCGCTTCTGAATCATAGAAGATCACGTTGTAACCCATATCAATTGCTCTGCGGATAGAATTTAAAACTAGATAAGTCTTACCGGTACCTGAAGGTCCAGCAATTGAACATGATCTGTTATTTGGCCATCCACCAAATAGACTTCCCGATACACATGCATTTAGATGATAATTACCAGTGTCGATCCATTCTGTAACATCGCTAAATGTTGAATTAGACATAACTGAGCCTAGCGGATTTAGTGTCGCCAGCTCTGCATTAATGTCGTCAAAACTAAATTGTTTACTTTTTGCCATTTTTTTCGTTTATTTTTTTATCTTTTTCTCGAAGAG